AATGCTAAAAAGTAAAGTAGCCCCTGAAATTCCTTCAAAGGCTACTCTATGATTCAATTGAGTTCTTGAACATTTACTTCGATGGACTTATCTGAATCTGGATTGAGAATGTCCGCTGCAGTCTTCTTATCGATTGTAAGCAGGTAAGGAATGATCTGATATCTAATTGCACTGGCCAATGCAGCCTGAGGATTAATAATCTCTTCAAGAGACATATTTTTAAGCACTGCCCGATAAATTACCTGAGACGTAGTGAAGATCACTGTGAGGGACTGTAGCATAAGATCCACATTGAACGGATCTGACCCCATTTTCAACAGCGGAATTATGCTTGCGGCAAGTGTTGATAACACGAACGTTATCATGAACTTTTGCTCTGGGCTCCAATGTACTTGTTTCAATACTGAAATAATAAACGGGATCATTAATCCCGTGATCAATTGAAACAACAACTCCATAGTTTTCACATCCATATTAGTTCTCCTTTCTTGTTTTTAGTTCAGCAACCAGCGATTCAACCTGACGCTCGAGGTGCTGTATTCGATCGAGCATCGCAAGCTTTTCATTCTCCATTTGAACTACCTTCTGCTCTAAGTTTAGCTGCTTTTCACGTTCAACTAAATTTAGGTTGAGCAAATCCTCGTTCTTTTTTCTCAAAATTTCATTATCCTCCTCAAGAGATTCGATTCGAGAAAGTAAACTTTTTTGAAAATTTGAAGCTGCATCTTGTGTGCTTTTCTTAAATGAAAACCACGCAAGTATTAGGGTAACTATTGAACTGACTACTGCGTAAAATGTTGACTCATTCATACGGTGTCTCCTTTACTCAAAAGAGAACTATGAATGTATCCAATCCAATTACAATAATACCACATATTAGAGCCATTATATAGGTCTCCCGCTACCGGATCGCTATTTACGACCACGTCTAGTCCTTTAGGATAAACGGCAATAATATTATCGGAGGTAATTTGCGGGTACGCGCGAACATTACAATTTACCTGTAGAACTGCATAAGAGTGAGCCTTATTTAAATCTCGGCGCCATGATTGAAATTGTAAATCTGAGACACCTGAGGGATCAATTTTTCTTCCTCGGGGTACCGCAATCTGTCGATGGGTTACAAGCTCTAAATTAGAGTGTAGGCGATAAAGATTAGTAAGCGCGGCCCACATTTTGCTAGTCCAGTAAAGTTCTGATGGAGTGAAATGTACTTCAACCCCGATAGCATAAAGATTGCTATAATTATCTTTACTAACCTCACCCGCATGCCACGCAACATACTCATTTGGGTCAAGAATTTGATGCACTTGGCCACTTTTAGATATAACATAGTGTGCAGATACGTTTTTGGAATTTACCAAAAAATTTAACTCGCTCTCAAAGCTAGTCCCCGCTTTTCCGTTTGTAGTGTGCACTACAAAGGAACGGTACGGCTCCGTTGTTTTTCGTAGGCTATACCCCTGACCCGGTGGGAGCAGAAGATTCTTCTGATGCTGGGGGTTGATCTGTACTAGGCTCATTTGGCACCTCGAATTTAATTTTAGCCTGCTCCTCCTCATACGTAGACCCATATAGTTGAGCAATTGTATCCTTAGAAATTGACCCAATTTGCTGCGCTTGAATTGCAAATTGAGTAAGTGCAGTCATGTCTTGAAATTGAATAGGACTAAAGTAGGGCTCAGGCCAGCTTGTGAATCCATTGCGAATTGCAAGGTCTTCGTATAGCCACTGCACCCATTGCAGTATGCGCTCACGCAATTCAGTAAGCGTGGCCGTCGGGCCAAGAGAGGCAATCCGACTATCTGATGAATTGCTACGAAGTGACTCGCCCACGGTAAGAATGCGCGGAAACCCAAGTGCCAAAAATATGTCGGCGTTAGGCTCCGCATATTTCCCCTCGTTTAACAACGCGTCGAGTGGGGGTAATATCCAATTAACCTCTACTGTGTGATTTGTAAACAAGTTGAACACGCGGTCACCCGAAGCAGCAGCATCCGTGATTGCTCGCTGTGTAGCTTCGATGTCATCTTGCGTTGCTGGGAATTGATCACTCCCTACTTTGATCTGTCGCAGCAATTCGATAGATCGCGACACAATTGTCTGGTCCATTAATTTAAGATACTCTTTATGCTGCATAGCACGTAGTGCATTTTGAAGAAACGGTAGCGGGTAATCGTTGTACGACACAATGTCAGCAAACAACGGCTGCTCTTCAATAGGAAATAGTCGCTGACCTGCAAGTACTGCTTTAACATATGCTGGGCTTGTACGCTGTAGTTCTTTAAAAGCGGCCGAATCATCGGTGCCGTCGCTACGTTTTCCTTTTGAAGTAATGAACGTAGCCTCCTCGGGTGGAATCTCGATGTATACTGCCCGCTCAAAACCATTTGGTCTTTTACGCAACTTAATATTCGCGGGATTCCGTACCCACATGCTATCTGGTATCTCGACGCGCTTACGACCAAGTGAAGGATCTAATCTATTTAACATGATCTGCTTGTACGTAATTCCGGGAACGGCCATACCATGAATAAAATACTCAGTAGCCATATGTTTTAAAAACGGTTGTAACTTCTGTGCTACAGCGTCGTAAAACTTTACTATAGTAGCATCCTGTTCTGTCTTTCGATTACGCAATCGCGTTACTGCTAAATTAACCATGCGATTGATTACTGTACGAGCGATAGTGTCTCGCTCGTAAAAATGGCGACAGTACACAATAAGATCGTGATATTTGTATTTTCGCGAATTATCGAAGGGAACCTGAGCCGGATCATAATAACCAACCGTATTTAGGTTATACATAAATATGGGGTTGGGCGTAAAACTGGAAACCGATTTTGTCAATTGTGACATAAATTACCTCACTGTACTTGCGGTCACTGCACGGGCTAAACCAGCTCGCGTGACCACGTCAATTTGCTCGCGTAACGCGGCGATAAAACACAGATAACTTGCGTAGATATGATCGTCCGTACTCTCACCATGTCCTCTAGGAGATACGACAAAGTAGTGCACATGTCCACTCGCTCTACGTTGCCGAGCTACTCTCTCCAATTGAGAGACTCCTTCTGCATCAACTTCAGAAAAAGCAATTGTTTTTCGCTGTATGTGCTTGACTAATTCATTTGTTGCCCATGCTTTGAACGATTCTGAAATCTGAGTGCCGTCCTGAATAGTACCTACTGCAATCTTCTCATTAAACTGTACTGGAATAATTCGTTTACTGTACATACCCGCAGCATACTCAGGGCGAGTTGTAAGGCTTTGTAAAATACCAGCACCACCACCGCCTGCACCAACGTCAATGGCGATTTTGTTTGCTCCGTAGTTACGTGCCAGATAATCAATAATTCTTTCTTGTTCCGGATAGTCAATCCGCTGTATTTTGTAGCGTACGTGGCATTTCCATGTATCTTCAATACGAACAAATACTTGAATTATTGTTGGGTCTGAAAAGCCTGTATCAATTGCAAAAACAACGCCATCATTTTTTGGTAGAGTTATAATAGGTAGCGCATCTGCAATTGACCTGCCGTTCTCTTTCTCCTTGGCCGTGTATTGATATGAAAAAAAGTCGTAAGGCTGAATGTTCATCTGATCTCGCGAAATAACTTGAAAACTTGGAGAGCCGTGTTTTCCAAGAATTAACTGTTGAAATATGTCCTCGTTTTCCCCGCCATAACGACGAATTGCATCATCCCAGTCAGCCTTTGTAAAGTACGGGTTATTTGGAGCAGGGATACGATACTTTTTAAACTTAGGCGTTTTGATATCAAGTACATAGAGAGCAGTGTTTCTCATGCCATTTGGTACACCGCAGTACACTTCTTGAACTTTAGGCTCCCACGTATTGATTGTAGGCTGAAGCTGATAAAAAGCAGTCATCGGGAAAAGTTGAAATTCGTCACCAGTAACTTTCGGGATATGAAGTCCTACAAGATTATTTGCCTCTTTACTACCTGCGATACGAGCATATAATCGATGCTTTCGAGTACCCATTTGAAAGTCCAGTGTGCCTTTGGCGCGATTAATGTTGTTATTAAGAAAGTCCTTAAGCAAGGGACTTGTAGTAAACTTCAGAATTACTCGATCTAAAATCGGCGTAAGCTGATTGGTATTCGGCGTCACTAGCAGTTGTTCCGGCGTCTTTGGGAACTCGATTGTAGAATTGACAATCTGATATGTAAGTAGATCTTCTAAAATAACTGAGTTGTGTACAATAACGTTTTCTGATATGTATGTCTCGTCTTTGTACACATGAACCGAATAGGTTTGAGCACGGCTGCCTTTTATTTTAGCAGTTACTCGATCCCACTCAACTGTTGCAGCTTCAGGTACCGTCTCCTTCATTGACACGCTAACTCCCGGCAATTTAAACTCGTTCCAAAATCGTAGCGCGTTAATACGGTCCAACGTTTCAACTTCCCAGATAGAATCATCAATTTGAAAAATATGTCGATCCGTTGAATGCTCGGCCAATTTTCTACTTATAGTGCGAATACCAAAATAAAGAAGAAGCTCTTGCCAATCGCGAACGTACTGTTCATTTAACAAACGAATTTTAACTGACTCTAAGGACAGCACTCCGTATTGAGCATAAGCAGCTTCAAGAAACGTCTTAATATTGTCGGTGCGTTGATTTTTAAGCCAGTCAAGACGAAAAACCTGACGTGCATCTTTGGCCATTAGATTTAACTCAATTTTCAATTGGTTCATGTAGTGACGTACGCCGCCTGCTTTAATTCGCTCTAAAAATACTGCACCGTCTTGCTCCTTGCGGTATGTAAGGTACAAGTGATGTGCGATCTCCTGCAACTCAGCATCAATCTTTTTAAACCGCGGTTTTAATCCAACTGAGGCTTTATGATAAACTGATCCTGATGCAAGATACCCAAGTGCACGTAATTCGTGCCACGAAAGTGTATCATAAATGCAGTGATCGGTTGGCAATTTTCCTACAGCAGCGACAAGATCACCAATCACAAGGTCGCCTATCAAAATGAATCCTTTTGGTGTCAATATCGGGTGTAGATCTGTACCCTTAACTTGTTGACCACTTGATGTGTAGACAGTCCAAATTGGCTTCCAGCGGTCTTTGCGAATAAATCCGCGCCGCTGCGTAAACACGCCGTCAACTGAGTACCCGTATGTAGTAAATGATTTTCGCTTCAGCAACTGTGTAATTGACTCGTAACCGCGATCCGTAAATATACGTGCTGATGCGGGCTGGCATTTACCAATAGCACGTCCTCCGGTAACTACGATATGCGGCGACTGGTCGCTTAAGATTTCCCTTTGATACGGTCTAAAAAAGAACTCGTCGATTGGCCAATTTTCTTTGTTCATATCCGCCGTATTGGTTGATCGTAGAAATTCATTTAACCAGATAGGATCTTCTATAATTTCTAACAAAGCAAAATCACTGTCTTCTAGTTTTGCTTTAAGCATCCTCACTCTCCTGACTAAAATCATCCGAAAGAACTAGGTCATCGTCGTCGTCACCAGTAGTAGAGCCCGACTTCTTTGAGTTTACAACAGTGTATCGATGTTTTTTACGCCATGTTGCGTCGGCAATGTCGAAGAAGATATCTTTTTCCTCACGCTCAGCACTAACTGCTCTATTACACTGGTTGCAATTTACTTTTAATGTAAATCGCGAATGGTCGTGCATGATTGAAAATCGTGCCAAAAGTATTTTACATTCGGGACAATATAGCCTTACTAAACGACGCTCAAGAAAATCTTGGGCCGCTGCCTTTAGGTTAACTATGTATTCTGCAATCGACTCGGATTTATCGCTTGTGCGGGTTTTACGGTCAAGAGCTAGCGCCCGCTCCAATTGGAGGTTTCGCTCAATAATATCCTTTAAAGAAGACCCTAACCGTTGAATCATGTCGATATTATCTACAGGATCGTCTGCAGTAAGTTCTTGCAATTTTGCTTGAATGGTTTCGACGATAACCTGATTGTTAATTAACATTTCGAGATTTGCTCGATCATTTGGGGAAGCTAACGTAGCTAAATCGTATTTATCCGAATAGTCTTTCAATATCTCACTAAACCTTCGATTCTTGGTCATTATACCCCCTTATGATAGAAGATACAGGCTGAAACTGCACTGTATCTTCTATCAATGTCCTTATTTAATTGTCATTACCGAATCGGACAAGCCCCGCCTTCACAATCGCTACCAAGGTCATCGTCTACTTCAATATTTTCAAACTGAGTGAGAAGAGCAATGATTGATTGGCCAGTTACTGCAGAAACAGCCTCTTTACGACTTTCATACTCATCATACGAAATCTCTTCGTACGGCATTAGTGGGTACGCCGTCGTGAACTTCGGTAAGAAAGAAACGCCAATGTAGTCGTCCCATTTCTCTAACAGCAGCTCAATAATTGCCTTAACCTCTGATGGATCAAACGTAATGGTAATCGACGTATTATGGTCGCTCCAATAACGCTGCAAGATAAAATAGCGGCGAAGTTGTTCGACTGCTGATTCGCTTGATGAGGGCTTTGGTGCTGAGGTTTTGATTGGAAACTCAACTACCCATGTATGAGCCTCTTTAAGTTTTGCCTCCTTATCTGCTACCGAAAGCCCATCATATACGTCCGGTAAACATGTTGTAGCCTCTGGGTAGATTGGATACCCTGCCGACTTCATTGCCATAGCAAGCGGATCCTGACTTGAAATACGCACACGACGAACGTAGTACGGGGCGTACGATGCATGAGCACCAGACGACACAGTAGGAAGCTGGGCCAGCGTTCCTGAAGGTTTCACACAGGTAACCAATAGCGGAACTGGAATGCGTAACGCATCTGCATAGGCGCGTGCCGAAATTATAGCCATGTCACGTAAATGAAAAAGCACTGCTGCCAATGTGTAATAGCTAAGTCCATCGTTGACTACAACGCGTACAGGATCTTGTTCTGCGTTAGTAGTACTAACACGTAGTGCGTCCATAGCCTCTACATACCCAGTCATAGACACGCCAGTTAAGCGATCCCGTGCCTGAACTTTATTCCAATGCGGAAGTTCAAGCTCCAGCGTTGCCATGCGGACTCCAATTCGCGTGGCAAGACGTACCGCACGTTTAAGTCCATCTAAGTCAAGCCACGGACGCTCTGTACCTACACCATGAACGAAAGCGCGTACATTGACCTCGGAGAGATTACACACGCCATTATCTGCAAGAAGAATCTCGGCACACGGATTTGTTCCTGCGTAGTAAGGGCGTCGATAGGCGGCAGCCTCAGCGTTAATAAAACCGGGCTCGCCGTTATTTATGATACGCTCGAAAATATTTTCAAGCTGCCGTTCAGTCGGCTTTTGCTGAAAAAAAACTGAGTTGTTACTCATCGAACGAAACCGCTTGGACTCTTTGGACGGGTCAGTCCATAAGTCTTTCTTAGCATTCAGAATGTCAATGTCATTAATATCAAATAAGGTGATCTCGCTTGAGCGACGCACACCGCCGACCACGACAGCCTCGCCAATAAGATTCATAATATCCATTGCTTCAATGGTTGTGATGTTAGAGTATTCAGCAGTATTGCTGTGACTCAGTGTCTCAACAATCTTCGAATACATGTTCATTAGTGCGTGCGGCCCAGATGCACGACCGCCAAATGTCTTTAGCTGTTCACCTGCTGGACGCACATAATTATAGTTTATTGTAAGTGTGTGAATACCGTCAGTATAACAGTGCAATAACCACTTAAGGCCGTCTACCCATCCCTCTTTAGAGTCACCGATGCAAAGCATGGCCTCTTTTTTAGAGATTCGATAGAACTCTGTAAAATCACTTCGATCTGCGGCAGCTAGAGGTGCATACTCTTGATGAGTTACTTGTACATTGCGAACAATTTTAGGTAGCTGAGCAACGTCCGACGGAAGTACGCGGAATCCTACTCCAGTTCCAAGCATCATCAAATAGAAAGCGTCATAGAACGCTTGAAAATCGTCAACAATCATAAATGAGCAGTTGAAATTAGACAGCGGGTATTTCTTTGCTGCCTCTGTTCCGCCAGTCCATAAAGTACGACCCGCGGGGAATACTTTTAAATGGAACATGTAATCAAACAGTGACTCTGCTTCCTCATCGTATTTCCAACGATTGGCTGATACTTCTCCGGGTGTATTTGCGTTCGCCAAAGAAGTATCAAGAGACATGCTGTACTCAACAACGCGTTTGACCGTTTCCTTCCACGTCTCTCTACGCTTCAATTCGGGGATGAAACGACTGTACGTACGAAGGTACACAAACTGACCCAGCAAACTTGGCCAATCTGGATTGTCAGGATACTGACTCAAAAAATCTGCACTAAGTGGCATCTTAACCTCCTAAAGTAAAATCAATTGTGGGATCAGTGAACGAGAAATTTTTCATAGCGGATTGCACCTGCCGCTTATTATGAACAAATGCAAGCTGAGCAATCATGAAGTTTCGTAGCTTGTTTAGAAACAACTGAGGCTCCTCTCCACTATATGGAATTAAAATCTCATGAAACTCGAGATTGTCCTCCGCTGGACGTTTAATAGCGTAGCGGACATAGAAGGATCCATCTTCCTGTTCTCGATACTCTACTACAGTATAACGAAGCGGCGTACTCAACGATTGTCTCCGCTACCATGAATTGTGTTATTGGCCACGCGTGCCTCAAGCTTAGCAGTATTGCGTTCAATAACCTCATCTAACGTGTACCCGAGATCGTCGATAAGACAGGTCACATACCATAATACGTCTCCAACTTCATCGATAATCTTACTTGCTTGCTCAACATCAAGTTGACCAGCGGCATCCCTCAGTACCTTTTTTACCTTTCCTGCTACTTCTCCAGCTTCAGATGCTAATCCTAAAGCGGGATAAATTACTGCATAATCGCGACTATAGCGCTTTGTAGACACCACAAAATCTTGATAGCTCATACGGCTCCCCCTAAAAATTGAAAAAAAAATCGCCAACTTACTAATAATAATATTAATAAGTTAGTTTATATAATACCATATATTGAATTAAGACACAACTCTAATGAATAAATAGAATATTTATCATCAAATTTTTTTTTAAATTTATTTCTTTATTTCCCCAACAACATTATAATACTGCTTGTCAAGCTTTTTTATTAGAATTGTATTAGAATCAGATTAGAATTTTTATGGATCGCTAGTAAAAATGTGGATAAATTGTGGATAATATGTGGATAACTTTATGTTAATGTGGATAAGGTGTGGATAATTTGTAAATTATGTGGTAGAATACTAGTAGGTGTATATGCACTTAATTTCTGGTCAGGTGAAATAAATGAGGTACGTGCAATGTTTATTCTGCGAAGAACGTCGACAACGAAAAGATTTTCTATGTAAGTTCTGCCGCACTCTATATGGCCCATACGAAAAAGAGCCATGGTTTTCTGAGTTTGTTGCGATGGAGCGTCGTCAACGAAGTATTACCAAACAAGAATCAACTAATTACGAAGTCGATTTTCTATCGAAAGAGCAAAGAGTTCACTGGGGGTCTTCTCGATCTAGAGGTCGCCCGCGAACTACTGATTTAGTTGAGTCGTACGTTCGTTCTGTGTATCAGGATGATCTTTCTGTACGAAAGCTAACCCTTCTCTGTACACAATCTGGTTTAAAAGTTTCGCGGGAAAGTATTCGTACTATTATCAATAAAATAAAAAATGACAAATAATTCAAATCATTAGTAGAGGGGGAACTTTATGCCGCTTAATATTCCGTCGACTGTCAATGTTACAGTCGGTACTGTCGAGCTTCAAGAGAATGCTCAGACAGTTCACTATCAACAATTTGTGTTGACATCGCCCAATGGAACTCCACTAGGTGATGCATCTAATTTAATTCCGATGTCCGTTGCGGTTTCGGGTAATTATGTTTCAAACTTTAACGCAAACGCTACTGTGTTTCCAGTAGGCGGCGTTTATTATGAAGAGTCTTTGGCCAATTCTCTAACAGAGCTTCAGCATAACGAGCTTTCGGTAAATCGATTAACTGTTCGCGGTGGACTCAAGACTGCTGGAGATGGGCGAGTAAATGAGTTGGTAGGTAGCTCTTCAACTGGGTATGATGATATTTTTGTAACATCGGGTACCTACGTAGGAAGTAACCTACAAGCGCTGAATAGTAATGGCGAGTTTTTTCAGCTTACCAGTACTACTGCACGTCATTTTTATATTCCGATGATCCGTAGTGGATGGCGTACGCTAAGTTTTAGTTTTGTTGCACCGGTGTCAGGTATTATTTCTGTATACCTAGATATGGGTTCTAAAACCCGAGATATTCTCGCGGGTACTTTTAATACTAACGCCGCAGTACGCTACGGCGTAGTTGCCGCATCTATAACAACATCAGGATCGCTAATCGGTATGCCAGCACTCTCTTACCCAGTTAACGGGTTTATTATTACATTTGAGCCTGCAGATACTGATGCAGGCACATACGAATTACATACTACAAGAGGTGCCTAATGAGTGATCCTATGACAGACGAGTCTCTTTCAGATAGACAGAAAGAACTAGTTACTGACTTAATTGAACTTACTGACAAGTTTGGTAAGTTTGGGCCCGGTATAGATAGTGAGGGGTCTCACTACACGCCGGCTGAAAACAATCCATTTAAATCAGAAGGTTTAATCTGTGCCAACTGTGCTTTTTTTAGTTACGATAGTAAGTCTTGTTCGATTGTAGAAGGACAGATCGAGCCTGAGGCAATCTGTAAATTTTGGGTAATTGAGAATGAGTACTTAGGAGAATCCCCAGAGGAAGAAGAGCCAGAGACAGAAGAGGACATGGCTATGGCTGCTCGCTATAGCAACATTGACTTTTCTCCACCCGCTGGTGTAAAAGCCGCAGCAAAACGTGGATTAGTTTTACATGAAAAAGGATTGAGCGGTGATGGACTGGAATCTGCGACGGTGCTTTGGGCTAGAAAATACACTCAAGGTAAACCTGTAAGCCCGGAGCGTGCTCGTATGGGTAACCGATTTTATGGAAGAAATGCCCGCTTTGCTAACGCTCCGAAAGACTCGCCCGCATGGGTTTCTTGGTTGCTTTGGGGTGGAAGTGCGGGTCGTGCGTGGTTCTCTAAGCTTGTTCGACAGATGGATGCCGCTGACAAAAAAAGTTCGGCATCAGTGAATGGTGCAATTTATCTTACAGAAGAGACTTTGCCAAACCCATTTTTAAAAGAAATCTTTTTGATTCTTACTGATTTTGAGCCTAATGCTAATGGCGAAGGAATTCCCAGAGCAGAAGCTGAAAATATTATAAAAACTTCTAAATTGACGCCTATCAAAATATCTTCTGATGGCGACTCTTACGGAGGTCATGCTGGTGCACATCCAATCGGTGCAATTGTAGAATCTTTTCTAGATACGCATAATGGAAAAGATGTTATTAAATCACGCGCTTTTATCTGGAAAGATGAGTATCCCGCTATTTATGATCTCGTGAAAAGTCAAGCTTCTGATGGTAGCTTTATCGGTACGTCGTGGGAAGTCTATTATACTCATTCTGAGGAGGATAGTGGCGTTCGCTGGTTGAGAAATGTAACCTTTGCAGGTACTTGTATTGTTGACAAACCTGCTTACGGTGACAGAACTCCATTACTCAGCGTCGCCGAAGAAACGTCTATGGAACTTAAAGAACTGCAAGATAGAGTAACGGAGCTGACGGCCCTTGTTACTCAGAAGGAGGAGATCATTGGTCAGCTTCAAACTACGATTACGCAATACCAAGAAGCAGAGC